AGATTTTACTCAAGATAGAAAAGATATGGTTTCAACCAATCTTATTACAATTAACTCAAGTTTGAAATCTATTGCTGAAGATTTTAGGAAAATGAAAGATATACCTCCTTGGGTGCAAGAAAAAATAGCCCATGCTACTCAATATATTGAAGATGTGGCTAATTATTACGATGGTAGAACTGGAGATTAACGTTTATCTTCAAATTTAAAATTAAAGTAATCTATTTCCTCTTTAAATCTTTTATTTACTAATTCTAAGAGTTCGTCAGTAAACCATAAAGAATAATGTTGATTGGCTTTTATAGCTGTATCTTTTACCGCATAATCTCTACCTTCACTCGAATTGTATTTATCAAGCTTTTTCTTAGGTAAGCCAATTGTATCTACAATTTTATCAAAATCTTCCTGTAAATTTTCAAATCTACCAATTTTATCTACAATTACTTTATCGTTAAATTTTGCATAATCTAATTGTGTAAAATCAGGTATAACCCAATTTCTTACATAAAAATTAAATGTAAATTTAGATATTTGTTCATCTCTAACTGGACCTTCTGGAAAATTCTTAAAATAAGATGCATCGCAACAGTGTTTAAAACCTGCAACTATCCAGTCATATGTGTGTCTTATAAAGCAAAATTTATAGTATTTATTAAAATCAATATAAGGCCATATTACATTAAATTGATCAAAAGTAATGTGTTCATTACCAAATTCATACGGTAAAGCATTGTTATAAGCTCTATATAATTTATTTTCATTCCATTGTGATAATATCTTTTGATCAGGTATTCTATATGAATACAGCGTATGTTTAATAGTAGTACCACCAGTCTTAAAAATATGCTGAAATATATAGTTTCTATGGAAATCTAAAACCATAAAATATATTAATTTTTAGATAAAAACAATCAACTATTAATCACCGGTGAATGTAGACATGAAAGTCTTAATTTTTTCGTATATTTCACGTGCATTTTCCTGATTTATTTCAGTATCTACAATCTCTAATGGCATTGTATTGGCTGGTATATCTAATGTTAATGCTTTTCTTAAAAGTCTAATCAATTCTACTTCTCCTTCAGGGGTTAAAGTTTCAGTTTCAGGTTGTTCTGGGGCAGGTGCAGGTGGTTGTGCCTGAGCAGCCTGAGTTTGAGCCATACTAGGATCCAAGGCTGCATCCTGTAAAGCAGCTGCATTTGGATCATCTGCAGTTTGTTCTAATAAACCATAACTACCTATTAATTGCTTAAATTTGGTTAATTTAAGAGGTTGTTGAACAGCTGTTTAAGATTTTTCACGAATTCCTATTAATGATTTAAATCTCATAATTTTACATTGTTTATTTACCGATACCTTGTGCAGCTTTGTCTAATTCAGAAGCTACCTTACCAAGTAATGTACCGTATGCTTTCTGAATTTTCTTTACTGGGTCACCAATTAACCCACCTGATAAAGTGCTTGCTAAACCACCTCTTGCTTTACCTTGCGATAAACTGTAGGCAAGGTTCACAGCGTCACGCTGACCCGGGGTTAATGTAAATTCATCTTCTTCATATTTGGTTTCTTCATCTTCAAATTTATTACCTGCACATTTCATACATTTACTGGTTTCAGTCATTACTGTATCAAACAAAAATTGTAATGCTTCAACCTTGTGTGATGTGTTACCCATTATTTGTTTAATTACATTAGCCACTCCTACAAGTTTATCCATTTGCTCCTTACCGAGTTGTTCACTAAGTATTGGTATCTGTAAATGTTTATGATATTGTTTTTGAAGTGTTTTGTTAAACTTCATAATATTATTTATACATAAGCTGTTTGCTTTTTATTGTTGTAAAATACTTATTTGATAAAAATGTAAGTTTATATTTATCAAGAAAATTTCTAGCTCTAGCAAATGTAATAGGTCTTAAACTCTGTTTTTGCGTATATAAAGATATTTCATTAAGTAACATTACAATTTCAGGATTAGTTAGTTCAGATTGTATGTATTCTACACTTACTTTACCGGTAAATATACGCAAAGGTATGTTTTTTGCTATAGTTTTACACAGTTTTAAGAAAAATGCGCTCAATTCTTCTGCATCAAAAAATTCATTATACCAATTAAAATCTTTATCTTCTTTATTATAGTAAAACACAATTTTATTTGTTGTCTTGAGTTTACTCAAGGTTTCGCACATTTCATAAATTATATCAGATATAATAAATTTCTTACATAACCCGTTTTTAGTATCACACCCAATACCATAACTATTGAGATTATTAACAGTTGTAATTGATGTATATCTAATTATTAAATTGAGATTTACTAAACATATATTTTGATGATTAATATCTAATAAAACCATAATTTATTATGGTTGATCTGTATATTTTTTCAACTTTGGAATGCGGAGATTAATAATTCCATTATAACAATCTTCTCTTAACAATACTTTATATTCAAACTGCAGTTTTGCTTCATAGTATGCAAGTTCCCACTTACTATTACAAAATTGTAATATTTGGAATTTGAATTTATCTTCACCGTACTTTTTTATATCTTCATTTATATCATTACTAGAACTTGTGTAAGTTCTCCAATCCGTTTCGATCTCTTCACATCTTTTATTCTTTTTACCTTTAAGGGGAGGACGCTTTTTAATTGTTTTCATCTGCTTTTTACCGATGTAAAATTTATTGTTTACTGTGTTGGTAATCATATAAATAAAACCATACTGCTCACTTACATAATTTTCAGTAAGTACAGCACAACAAATCTCCCAATGTCCTAAATCCATATTTACATTTATCAGAAATATGTAAAGGTTCTACGCTGTATTGGTATTTGTAATTTCTTTTTACCTTTTTTCTTAACTATTTTAGCTCCTAACACTTTTGGAACTCTCATATCACCAGGTGCATAGGAATCTCCTGTATTTAACTCATTACCACCAGCACCTATATTCACTGTTCCATTAGAAAATACTGATCCTGTACCACCTGCAACATTGTTTTCAATAATTTTGTTTACTAGTTGATCAAATTTATTCATAATGAAGATCCATTTCCTTGATATGGTAACATTGTGGTAGCCATATTTACTCTACCAACATTATATTTAGGAACAACTTTTCTATTACCTGGTTTTATGTAAAGTTTCTTATGTTTTTTAATTTTATTAGCTGTATTAGAACCTGGTATAGGTAAAGTTTCTGAAGTGGATTGAAAAGTAGTCATAGGAAAATTACCGAAAATGTTACCTTGTATTGCAGCACTTTGACCCGATTCGTGATAATAAAATTTATTAAAAGTCATATTTATACAGTTGATTTCCTAATTGAAAGTCGTTTATAATATTTATAGAAGATAAAGGTATTATACTACATATATGAGTTCCGCAAAAGAATTGTTACATAAATATATCGAGGAACTAGATAAAGATGTAAAATTAGATCAATTTAATCTTAAAGAAGCACAATTATCTTTACCTGGTATAAAACATAAATGGACTGGTAGATTAATTAGACATAAAATAGATGTTAATGAATTGACTGTTAAGAGAGCTCTTAAACTTAAAGATATATGTAATTTAGTTCAAATGCAATCTCCTACCACTTTACCCAATACAGTGGTAGAGAGGAATGCTGTTAGACATGTAGATATTATTTCTATTGATAGTGAAATAAGTTACACTAAACTGATCATAGAATTTCTTGAAAAGACTGAAAAAACTCTTTCAAGTATGACGTTTGATATCTCAAACATAGTTAAAATTATAACAATTGAAACAACATGATTCGGTTCGATTACGATGCAAAAGACAGGAGAGCTAAGATTTTAGGTGATGAAAGCATAATTGCTGAAGTTGCCGAACATTTTTCTTACGAAAATCCTGGAGCTAAATTTGCTCGTAAAATCGGACGATATATACCTGAAAGAAGTTATTTTATTACACCAACACGTAGATTTGATGAAGGATTAACTAATTTAATTAAATCTTACATAGAAAAGAATTTTCCAGGTACTGAAATAGAAATATCTGAAGAATTATATAATATATTAAACCCAAAATTTCATACCACTGGTTTAGCTCAATTACAGTTAGAATTACGTGATTATCAAAAAGATATTGTAAATTTATGTATTGATAAGGGTAGAGGTGTTGTATTGTTAGCAACTGCTGGTGGTAAGACACTTACATTTGCCAACTTGCTCCAAAGTATCTACAATGGTTACCTTAATAAACATACATGGAAGGTGTTAATAATAGTACCGGATTTAGGACTTGTTAATCAGACGTTTAAAGATTTTCTAACATATAATGTTAATTTTACCTATTCAAAATGGACAGGTAATAATGAACTTAATTTAGGTAGTAATGTGGTGATAGCTAATGTAGGTATTTTACAAAGTAAAAATACTGATACTGATTGGGTCAAATTTATTGATTTACTTATTATTGATGAAGTACATAAACTTAGAAAAGATAATAAGATTAATAAATTAATAAAATCTGTAAAAACACCAAGAAAATTTGGTTTTACTGGTACTCTTCCTGAAGAAATACAAGATCAATGGAATATTATTGGTAAAATTGGTGATATATTGTTTGAAAAACGTAGTTTTGAATTACGTGAAGAAAATTATGTAGCTAATGCTGAAGCAAGTGTATTTAATATTACATATAATAAAAAGCTTATCTATAATAGAGAGTTATTAACTGATCCTGGAGCCTGGTATAGAATGGAACAGGAATTTATCCAAGAAAATATTTTTAGAAATAACTTTATAGGTAAAATTTGTAATGGTTTAAAGAACAACACACTTGTTCTAATTGATTTAATTGCTCATGGTGAGAATTTATATAATACAATTAAGTCTATATGTCCTGAAAAACAGGTTTTCTTTATTAGAGGTGAGGTAGAAGTGGAAGATAGAGATAAAGTAAAACAAATAATGGAAACTGATAATAATGTTATTTGTATTGCTATAAGTAAGATATTTTCAACCGGTATTAGTATAAATAATATTCACTATATTGTATTTGCTGGGGGTGGAAAGGCTAAGGTTAAGATACTTCAAAGTATTGGTAGAGGTTTACGGTTACATGATAACAAAGAAAAACTAATGTTAATTGATATTGCAGATCAATTAAAATATGCTGGTGAACATTCAGACCGTAGACTTGAACTATATAAAAATGAGCGTATAATAACTAAGACCTACACTTTTAAAGAAACGGTGTAGTAGTATTATTATGCTTAGTAAAAAACATAAGAACGGTGTAAAAATTAAACCTAAGGACCGTCCACACTATGTTAATAGTAAGGAGTTCGAAGATGAGATTCGTAAATATTATGAATCAAATGAGTATACTGAGAAACTTTGTGAGTCCCTCACAAAGATTGCTCAAGGGTTAAGCTACGCACCTAACTTTATTAATTATTCCTATAAAGAGGAAATGATTGGTGATGCAATGGTTAAAATGTTTCAGGCGGTTAAAAATAAGAAATTTGGATTAGAAGCTAAAGATAGTGAAGGTAATTCTTATAATCCTTTCTCTTTTTTTACAACAATTGCTTTCCATGCTTTTATTAATAGAATTAAGAAAGAAAAGAAGCATCAAGAAATTGTAACTCAATATAAGCAAAAGGTATATGAAGATATTATGGGTGATTCTGATATTACCGGTGGTTATATATATATTGGTACTGTAGACGACGAACAAGAAAATTACAATACCCAACCATAACTTATTTATAAATAAGTTATATCCGTTTCATGTATATACTAAATATATACATGAAACGGGTTTTTATTGTATTTATTTCTTTAATTTTACTCGGTTGTAAAATACCAGTAACATCACAAGTAAATACTGCACAAAATGTTTTAAATAAACAAGAAAGAAAAATAGATTTAACTCTTTCTGATATTGAAAAAGTAGATGCTGCTAAAAAACAACAAACAGCCACTCTTACTGCTGGTATTCAACATTCTTTACAGCAAATTACTAACCCAACTATTCAAGTTGATACCGCAAAAGCTTTAAATGAGCGTGTTGTGTCTATAATTGGTTCACCCCATTTAGATGAAATTAAAAGAATTAAAGCAACAGTAGACTTATTAAATTCACAAGTTGCAGAAGAACGTAAACGTGGTGAAGAATTATTATCCCTAAGAGATAAAATTATTGTTGAATTACAAAAACAAAATATTCAACTCAAAGAAAAATATGATGATCAATTGGGGGATTTAAATGATAAAGCTAAAGTTTTAGCAAAAGAATCAGATTCAAAACAAGCAACTATTGATTCCATGGGTGGTATGTTTGGTTTGAATGCTGTTATTTGGGGTTTAAAAAGATTTGTCTTTAGCACATTAACAGGTATTCTTATTTTTATGGTTGTATTTGTAGTTTTAAGAGTATTATCAATGACTAACCCGGTTGCTGCATCTATATTTTTTATATTTAATATGATAGGTTCTACGGTTATAGCAACTGTTAAGGCTCTTACACCAAATGCTGTTTCAATGAGTAAATTTGTAGAAGCACATGAGTATAACAGATATAAAGAAACTCTTGATATTATAGTTGATACAATTCAAGAGTATATAGTAAAAGAGAAAGAATTTCCTGAAAAACAATATAAATTATCTGAGGTTTTAATTAATTTAAGAGGTGTAATGGATCAAAAACATAAAGACGTTATTGAGGAGTTACTTGTAAATCAGAAGTGGAAACGTTAGCAATTTCAAACCATACATTATAGAAACTCTTTCCAAATGCACCTTCAGTTGTACATGGGTTAGGTGGATTACATGGTACATTATGATTCCAGTCTGAAAAATCTATTAAATGCGGTTCAAATATACAGTAATATAATGATAAAATAGGTTCTTCTGTAAATAAACTCTTATGATCATGATTAAAGATGTAATCTAAATAATGATTATAAAAAGAAAATACATGTTCCATTTTTTCTCTTGTAATACCAATAATACCACCAACTATTTGTTTACCAAACACATTTACCGGTGTTCCAGATGTATTTGGATCATCATTACCAGTAGAATGTACAACATATTTAGCGTTAGGTGTAGTAGAATCATATTGTCTTAAAACTCTATTGTAACTATTCTTTACCCATTGAGCATATGGGTCGATTTTTTCTTTATAATTTAAATTATCAAATACATAGTCAGCATTTACTCTTTGAAAATCTGATGAATACCAATTATTGTGATGACCTATAAAAAACATCTTATGTTTGTTTAATAAACTTGTAAAACCTTTTCCTACATCAGGTTTAAACATGTTATTACTATTAAATGGATAAAAATCTGAATAATTATGTGTCAGACCATTAATCTCCATACCACCAAAACATCGTGGGTTTAATCCCCAATGAGTAATACCTGCGTCTACCCAAACTAAATTTTCTATTTCTGGATATAACTCAAACGTGTTTTTAAGAAAAATAACTTTACTATGGCAAATTACTTCATTTCTTACCCAATTAAACCCGTTAGGATTGTTAATTTTATCATTATTTAGTTCATCGAGAATATCTTTACGATTTTTAACAATTTTATCATATTGGTGATGAGTTTTAAGATCATGTTGTATTAAATCAACATTGATTTCTTGGTTTATATTTTCTTTATAATCGTTAATAATTTTTATTAATTTTTCCCTATTACCTTCTGTGCCATCAAAAAATAAAGTTATTGGTAATCCAAAATTAAAAATATTGTAAAGAGTCCATTTATAGTATTCTACTGGCCAACTACGACCTCCAGTTTCGCTATCACGGTAAGAATGATAAACGCAAGTGACAATTCTTGTGTTTGATTTATACATAAAAGTATTTAAAATAATATATTAGATTTACAACATGATATTTAAAAATAGACAAATTGCTGTTATAGCTGATTTGCATTTAGGAGTTCACCAAAACAACTCCATGTGGCATGATATAGCAATTAACTATGCAAAATGGTTAAAAGTAATTTTAGAAAAGCACGATATTGAAGATATAATGTTTTGTGGAGATTGGTTTCATCATAGAGATGAAATTAATGTTGCTACTATTAATGTTGCATCTAAAATTTTAGATATTTTATCATGTTTTAATATAGTCATGATACCTGGTAACCATGATTGTTATCTTAAAAATGAAGCTACTATTAATTCCTTATCAATTATTAAAGGTAGAAATAATGTAAAAGTATTTGATACTCTCGAAACTCATGATGTTTTTAATAAATAAGTAACTTTCGTACCTTGGGGGGTTCCTGTAAAAGATGTTCCTAGAAGCGATGTTGTATTTGGTCATTTTGAATTAGCTAACTTTCAAATTAATAACTTCAAAATTTGTGATCATGGTGAGGATTATAAAGATCTTCTTAATAGTTCCACTATGACTTTTACCGGTCATTTTCATCTTAATCAAGAAAGAATATTTGATAACGGTAAAATTATATATGTAGGTAACACCTTTCAAATGGATTTCGGTGATGCTGAAAGATCAAAGTATGTTTATTTATATGATTTTATTGATAGTACTTATACACGTATAGAAAATGATGTATCTCCAAAACATTTGATTGTTAAAGTAAGTGAGATTGATAATTTAGATAATAAAAATGATATTTTTAATAGTAATATTGTTAGGTTACATGTTGATAAGAAAGTCACCCATGAAGAAGTGGATAAAATATCAGCTAAAATTTCACAATTTAAACCTATCGGTTATAGTGTAGACTATAAGATTGATGTTGATAAGATAGAAATTAACACAGATTTTGATATTAATTTAAAGGGTATTGATATTTCTACAATGATTGATGAATTCATCGATCTTATGGAGATAGAAAATAAACCAGTTGTGCGTAAATATATCAACGAACTATATAAGGAGTGCCTAAAATGAATATTGGAATTATTATCTATCTTGAAAAGAATGTTGCAAATTGTGCAGCTTTAATCAACAAACTTAACAAATATAACATCGTAGTAACTAATGATTGTAATGGTAAATTGTTTGAAAGTAATACTATTACATATCACGATAAGAAGTTTTATGCTGCATGTATAAATGATGGTTTAAGATATGTAACACAGCATGGATGTGATCATATTTTTATTATTCGAGATACTACTATTGTAGATGATGATTCTATATTTCAAAAGTATGTAGATGCATTTAATGCTACTGGTGTTCATATGCTGTTTAATGGTGGTAATAGTTTTGCTTCCTATGATTATGAAAATATTTCAATTCAATTAGCTGATAGATTCTTTAAAAATTTTATTTATATCAATAAAAACTGTGTAAAGCAAATAGGTTATTTGGATGAAAAATATAAAGATTCATTTGAAATTTTTGATTATTACTATAGATTGTTTAACAAAGGGTTGGTTGGACCTGTAGGGTATTTTACTTCACCGGTTTTACAAACTTTAAATGAATTGGATTCAGAAATTAAGATTGATGAAGATATAATGCTTAGAGGGTTAAAATTATTCCGCACAAAGTATAATTATCTTCCAAACATGTTACCGATATTAAACAAAGATGAAGCAGCCACATGCTTTAATAAAATATACAATAGATTTGTTCTAAATAAATGAAATACATTAATTTTAACAGTGTCTCGATTCAAAACTTTTTATCAGTTGGTAATACTCCTGTTGTTGTTTGCTTTAGCAAAGGGCTTCATATTATTACCGGTGTTAATAAAGATAAAGAAGATAGACGTAATGCTGTTGGAAAGACTACAATCTTAGATGCAATTAATTTTGCTATCTATGGTAATACTGTTAGAGATCTTAAAAAAGATCTAATTGTTAATAATATCACCAATGGTATTTGTGAAGTAAAATTAGATTTCACCATTATTAATAATGGTGTAGGTAAGAATTATGTAGTTATTAGAAAAATTAACCCTTCAGAGTTGGCGTTGTATTGTGATGATGAAAATATCACTATGCATACAATGGCTGGTACTAATAATTTGATTACTGATCTTATATCTTGTAATCAAGAGGTGTTTCAAAATTGTATTATTATGAGTGCAAATGCTTCTACACCTTTTATGGCCAAAAAGATGGTGGAGAAAAGAAAGTTTATTGAAGGTATTTTTAATCTTGAAATTTTCAGTGATATGTTATCTAAAGTTAGATCTTCATATAATGAAAATAAGAAAATTTGTGACATAGATTCAGCTAAACACGAATCCACGGTCACTGCTTTAAATAACTACATTAGTCAAAGACAAGGTGTTCTTGATCACCGTAAGAGTTCTAAGATTTCTAAAGAAAAACAATTAGAAGAAAACAATGTTAAAATACAGAAACTTAAAAATGCTGATACTTCTGACAGTGGTGATATAGATATAGAGGGTAGACAGAAAAAGATTGAGGATTTTAATACAAATATAGATAAACTCGATAAAGAGTTACATAATCTCACCGTTTCTACCACAACTCATCAGACTGAAATCAATGTTTTAACTACTAAATCTACTAAAATTGGTACTAAAAATGATCTTTGTGAGGTTTGTCTTAAACCTATTGATGTAAATGATAGAGCTCATATTAATACAGCTAAAGAAAATATTAAAAATGAGATAAACACCTTAAATGATAAGCTTACTGAACAGAAAAAGCTTATTAACACTTATAAAGGTGCAAAAGATAAAATAAAAGAAAAAATTACAGTACTTAATAATGAAATTTCACAAATTTCTAAGAAGTTAGAATCTAAAAAATCACTTTCATCTGCAATTAAGAGTCTAGAAGACTGGAATATAACTATTGTTAAAGAATTAGAAGAACTCAATAGTGATATTACCAATTTTGATACTTTAATTGATCAAACAACTGTTAAAGTTAAAGATTCTGAGACTAAACTCACTGATTTAAAGAATACTATTAATATGTTGGATGCAGTGAAATACATTGTATCTGAAGAAGGTGTTAAGTCGTTCATTATTAAACGTATATTGGAATTGTTTAATAATAGAATTGCTTATTATTTGAAGAAGATGGATAGTAATTGCACTTGTATTTTTGATGAATTTTTTGATGAAAAATTTACCAATGAAAAAGGTAAAACATGTTCATATTTCAATTTTTCAGGTGCTGAAAGAAAAGCTATCGATTTATCGTGTTTGTTTACTTTCATGGATGTTAGAAGATTACAAGGTGGTGTTGCAATTAACATTAGCATATATGATGAATTATTAGACAGTAGTGTTGATGAACGTGGTATTGAGCTAGTACTCAACATTCTTAAAGAGAGAGTTGATGAGTATAATGAATGTGTTATGGTTATATCACATAGAAAAGAGAGTGGTAAGTTTGCAACCGGTGAAGTTGTATGTTTAGAAAAGAAAAACGGTATAACTACTAGAGTGGAATACACTGAATAAGTTGTATAAAATATGGTATGCTAAATACCATGGCAAATTCACCATTTGCTGCACCTTTCAAACCAGTTTTTAATGCTCCAGTACAAAAAGCCTCTGAACCTCAACGTAAGCAAAATGTAAATGATGTTCCAAAAGTATATAATTTTTTAGCTGATCATGGTGGTTGTGGTTGTTGGAGATTAATTTGGCCTGAGATGATAATGAATCTTAGAGGAGATTTGTTATCATTTAGTAGTATTTTAATGGCTAAAGATGAAAATTTGTATAGATTAATGAAAACTATACGAATTCAACGTCAAGCTTCACCACATCAATTAGAGTTTATTAAATTTCTTAAATTAATACAAACAAAATGTGATTTTAAAATTGTTTATGAAATTGATGATGTAGTGTTTAGAGAAGAAATTCCTGATTATAACAAATTTAAAACAGCATTTACATCTGATGAAGTAAGAAATTCTGCACAACAAATAATGGAGTTGAGTGATGAAATCACTGTCACATGTGATTACATGAAAGATTATTATAAATCAAAACTTACAAATCAAAATGTAACTGTATTACCTAACTATGTACCGCGATTCTGGATGGGTAATTTTTATGATAAAGATAAATTGTTAAAGAATTTAAACGATAATAAGAAAAGACCTCGTATTCTTTATAATGGTTCTGCTGCTCATTTTGATGTTGATAATAGAATTAAACAGCGTGATGACTTCTTTCACGTAAATGAAGCTATAATTAAAACGGTTAAGAAATATAGGTGGGTATTTATGGGTGCTGTACCACATACTCTTATTCCCTATGTTAAATCTGGTGATATTGAATTTGTACCATGGTCTAAAATTATGGATTACCCATATACAATCAATAATTTGAATGTTCAAATGATGATTGAACCGTTAGCTGATAATACATTTAATAAATGCAAAAGCGATTTAAAATATCTAGAAGGGGCATGCTACGGTATTCCTGTAGTGTGTCAAGATATTGAAACATATAAGAATGCTCCTATTAGATTTAAAACAGGTGATGAAATGATTGATCAAATAGATAATACATTAAAAGAAGGTGCGTATAAGAGATCATCTACATCAGCCAGATCATTTGCAGAAAGTAGATTCTTAGAAAATCCTGAAAATATTGGTAAATATGTAGAGATGTATTTACATTCCTATAGATCCCCAGAGAGGAAACTTCTTAATAAGATTAATCCTTGATGTTCCAATAAAATATAAATATACTCATAGTATATTATGAGTTATAGAAACGTTACCTACCATCCTAGAGAACAACTAATGAGGTTGTATACATGGGATGAAAATGGTAAAAGAATTACAGTTGATCATACTTATCAACCATATCTATATACTGAGGTTGCTACAAGTGCACAGGGAAGTGCTACGTCTCTATTTAAGACTCCATTAAAGAAACTCACTTTTCAGACTCAATACGATAGAAGTAGATTTATTAAAGATAATAATATTACTAGAGTTTTTGAAAACTTACCACAAATACAACAATTTTTAATTGATAGTTACTGGCAAGAAAACGAAAAGCTTGAGTTTACTAAGAATCCTATCAAGATGTTACTTCTTGACATTGAGACTTATTCACCTGACGGATTTCCTGATATTATTACTGCAAATCATACTATAAACGTTATTACCGTTTATGATAGTATTTCTAAAGAGTATCATACTTGGGGTTTGAAACCTTATACATCTAAAAATAAAGATCATGTTTATTATTATTGTAAGACAGAACGTGATTTACTTTTAGGGTTTATTGGTTATCTTGAGAAAGACTACCCCGATATTCTTAGTGGTTGGAATTCTGAATTTTTTGATATTCCATACATTATTAATAGATGTACACGTATATTAGGTGAGGATGAAACTAAACGTCTATCACCGGTAAATAAAATATATTCAAGAACATTCAGAGGTGACTTTGGTAGGGAGCAAATTCGCTGGCATATTGATGGTGTATCTCTATTAGACTATCTTGATATATATAAACGATTTGCACCATTACGGGAGTCTTATAAGCTTGATTATATTGCTGAATTGGAAGTAGGTGATAAAAAGGTTAAGTTTGAAAATCAAGACTTGTTTAGTTTGGCTGATAATAACTGGGAAACATTTATTGATTACAACCTTCAAGACGTGCGTCTGTTGACGAAACTTGAAGAAAAATTACAATATTTGAGTTTAGTAAGAATGCTTGCTTACGTTGGTTTAACAACGTTTGAAAGCGCAATGGGTAGCTTGTCTATCATTAACGGTGCAATTGCTATTAGAGGTAGATTTAGGGGTCAAATTGTACCCACCTTTATTCGTAATGACCCTGATCATAAGAATCCTGGTGCATATGTAGCGGATCCTAAGGGTGGTTTTCAAAAATACATATTTTCATTTGATGCTACCAGTCTATATCCGACTGTAATGATTAGTCTTAATTTATCACCTGAGACTAAAATCGGTAAAATTACTAGTTTTGATAACGGTGAATATACTATACTACTTACTAATGGTAAGCAAAAAGTAGTATCGCAACCTATCTTTAATAAGTTTGTTAAAGATCATGAGATAACAGTTACTAAAGCTAATTGTTTATTTACTCAAAAAGAAAAAGGTATTATACCTGAAGTGGTAGATTATTACTTTGGTAAACGTAATGAACTTAAAAAGAAGTACGTTGAACTTAAGAAAAACTTATCTAAAGTTAGTAAAAATGATCCTAACTATACTGAACTTGAAGCAGACATGCAACGTTTTGGTACTCGTCAGTTAACCGTAAAAATCTTAATTAACTCAATTTACGGTTATTTTGGTAACAAACAAGCACCTATTGGTGATGACGATATTGCTGCTTCTATTACTCTCACCGGCCAAGCTGTAATTAAACAGAGTAATGAGATTATTAAGAAGTATATCTGTGAAAAAACTGGTATGACTTCTGAGCAAATTGAACAAGATAGTCCTATTATATATAACGATACTGATAGCTCTTATGTTTCAATTAGACATCTAATTGAAAAACTTAATATACCTTTTATAGATGATAAAGGTATTGTGTCGCAAGATGTTTATAAACTTGAAGGTGAGATTGTTAATGCTCTCAACACTTCAATTAAAGAATGGGGTATAAAAGAGTTAAATAGTAAAGATTGTAGGTTTAGTTTTAAACGTGAGTATATAGGTGATGTAGGTATATTCTTACAGAAGAAACGTTATATTTTGCATGTCCTTGATGAAGAAGGTGTGCAAATGAATAAGACTAAGTATACTGGTGTTGAAGTGGTTAGAACATCTACGCCGAATTCATTAAAACCACTACTTAAAGAAATTATAGAAGTAATGTTAATGACGCAAAACTATGCTAAAACTAATGAAGTATTAAAGAAGGTATATGATGAATTTATGAAATTACCTGTAGAGAGTGTTTGTAAGGTAATGGGGTTAAAAAACTATGAGGAATATGCTTCCAAGTGTAAGGACTTTATACCTGCTAAAGGTATGCCTATACATTGTAAAGCTTCATATTTTTATAATAAAATAATTGAGAAAGATAAACTTGATAAGTATTATGAACATATTAGTTCTGGTGATAAGGTGAGATTTGTTTACGTTCAAAAACCTAATACTTTCAATGTAGATGTAATAGGATTTAAATACCAATGGCCTAAAGAGTTTAGTAAATATTTTAAACCTGATTATGAAAAGTCGTTTGAAAAGATGGTATTTGCACCTATTGAAGGTATTTATGAAGCAGTAAAATGGAATGCACATATACCTAGTCGTGCTGTGCAGATTGATTTATTTGACTTACTAAGTTGAAATTTTATTTTTTACCATTATAATAATATTATGGAAAATGAAATTAAATTATTCGTTGATAGTGCCGGACGTTATATTCTTGGTGTAATTGAAAATACTACACCAGATGGTAAGGTCATGTTTGTAAAAAATCCTGCTATTATAGTAGTTAATCAGGGTGCAAATGGTCAAATTCAGATTCAGACTATTCCATACTTCTTTAAAGAGCTTCTTGCTCCTGAAGTAGTAAACACCACATGGAAATTTAACACTAAGACTTGCACATTCTGTACTGAAGGTGCAATTAGTGAAGCTCTTAAAGCTCAATACCTAAAGGCTATAGTTCCTGTTGCACCACAGCAACAGGATGCTCAACCTAAGGTGGTTAAGCTGTTTGATGAATAGTATGAATAAAAATGAACTACATGACGTTTTTGAACGTCTTGATAAATTAAATCCTGAGGCCACTTTCTTGAGTGAGAGTGCCTTGTCTAATGTTGATACCTGGTACGACACTGGGTGCTATGCGCTAAATGCAATTATTAGCGGTAAATTGAGAGATGGTGGTGTACCTAAGGGTCGCATTGTTGGTTTCTCTGGTGAATCCGGGGTCGGTAAGACTTATATTATCAATAAAATTCTTGGTATTGCACAGAAAAAACTTGGTTTGATGCCAGTTATTTTTGATACTGAGTTTGCAGTTGATAAGGAGAGTGCTATCAATGTTGGTCTTGACCCTGCACATACGAAGTATGTACCTGTATATACAGTTGAACAGTGCCGTAATCAGCTATCCACCTTCCTTGATAGTGTAGTTGAGAAAGGTCTGCAAGGTAAGTTTATAGTGAGTGTTGACTCACTTGGTAACTTAGCTTCACAGAAAGAACTCGATGACGTTGTAAAGGATAAATCTGCATCTGATATGGGTCTCCGTGCTAAGACTTTAAAGGCTATGATGCGTCTTATTACATACAAGGCTGCTGCAGCGGGTACAACCATATTGTTTAGTAATCATGTTTATGGTGATCCTACTGCAATGTATCCTTCTTTGGTAAAGAACCAGGCTGGTGGTAGTGGGCCAACATATCTTGCAAGTGTTTTGTGTCAAATTGCAGCATCCAACGAGAAGCAAGATGAAAATAACGATCAAGATGAGATGCTTACTGAAGCGCGTAATTATTCAGGTAAGACTCTTAAATTCTTAACTGTAAAAAACCGTTTCATACCACAGTATCTACAAGCTGGTATTTATCTTAACTTTAAGACAGGTTTGGATAAATACAGCGGTTTACGTGATATGGCTGTAAATCATGGTGTGCTTATATCTAATGGACCTACATTCCAGATTGGAATTGATTCTGAAGATGGTAAGTATAAGAAAGGTGATAAGATTGGTTACTATAAGAATTGGTCTAAAGATATAGATTTTTGGGAAAATCACATTATTCCAGAGTTGGATAAAAAATTGAGTGTGGCTTATAGGTACAATGTAAGTAAATAAGTTCATGGTGAATATCGGTTTTTACGGCTCTCATAACGGTGGCTTAGCAATTGAACAGGATGGCAAGTATACCGTTTTAGAGTTTGAAAGGTTCTTTAATAGTAAGAATTTAGGTTTAGCTCAATACAAAACCGCTAAAAATAGAGAATTCGGGCTTCATTCAGCTCTTATTTATCTACAAAACGAACTTGGTATTGAGTTTCCAGTCGATACATTAATACACAATAATACCGATGTTACCCATAATAATGTTACAACTGCATTTAAAGACTTTATTCCTGCTAAAAAAGTAGTAAAAACTACACATCACAGAGCTCATGCAGCGTCGTCGTATTATCAAACAGATTACGACGACGCTCTTATTTTCTCTTTTGATGGTGGTGGTGATGATGGTTTCTTCAATGTATACACTGCAAATAGAAAAGACGGTATAGTGCAAATAGGTAATCATTTACTTGATGCTGGATTTGCATACATGATTTTTGCCCATTATATTGAACCAATTAAACAAGAATGGATTGGAGATGGTAATCTTGTTTATAGTGGTAAAATAATGGGTCTTTGTAATTTTGGTGTATCAGTTCCTGAGTGGGAACCAGCTATGATAGAATTTTATCTATCAAAACCTTGCGGTGAAACCTATCAAGCTAAGATTAAAAAGCTGTGTGAACGTATAAAAATACATTTTAATGATGGTCTTAGACTTAATGGTGAAACAGGTTACAATTTAGCTGCAACATCACAAAAGGTTTTTGAATATATATTTTTAAAAATTGCACAACCTTACTTTGATAAATACAGTAATTATCCAATTATCTTAACTGGTGGATGTGGTTTGAATATACTTCTTAATCAAAAATTAAAAGAAATGTTTACCGACCGTAAGATATTTATTGCACCAAATAGTAGTGATTGTGGTATTGCATTAGGTCAATTATTAGATTTTACCAGACCTTCCACACCAGTGGATATTACATATGGTGGTGTGGATGTGTTTGATAGGTGTACTTTACCAGAAATTGTTGAAAATAGAATTACTCAATATGCAACACCTCAAAATGTGGCTAAGCTTTTTAAAGATGGAATGATAGTTGGTGTGGTGCAAGGTAAATGTGAACATGGTCCACGAGCATTAGGTCATAGAAGTATAATGTGTAACCCTGCATTTCCTGAAATGAAAGATATTCTTAATAAGAAAGTTAAGAATAGAGAATGGTATAGACCGTTTGCACCTGTTGTAAGATTAGAAGATGTTTCCAAATATTTTGAATGGGAAGGTGAGTGTAAACACATGCTTTTCTGTCCTAAAGTAAAACAAGAATGGAGAGAAAAGCTTTCATCAATTACACATATTGATGGTACTGCAAGAGTACAAACTATTACAAGAGAACAAAATCAGTGGTTATATGATGTATTAACTGAAGTCAGTAAAATATGTGAACATGGTGTTTTATTAAATACATCATTTAATTTAGCTGGTAAACCAATATTAAATACATACAGAGATGCTTTATCAGTTTTAGATAAAACACAAATGGATTATGTTGTGTTAGAAAATATTCTTGTAAAAAAATCTTGACCTATTTATAAAACCTATCAATATACTTATATGCGTAAAAAAGTGGTTTTAGGTGTAAGTGGTGGTATGGATTCCAGTGTTCTTTTACATAAAGCAATTAACCACTATGATGATATTATTGCTGTATTTTTTAATTATAATCAAAGACATATAATTGAGAAAAATTGTGCAAATAAACAATTAGAGCACGTTAAGTTAAAAATTGCACATACACAGACTATAGAATATAAGACTATTGATGTGAGCTTTATTAGAGAAATTGCTCCAACTAGCTCACTTACTAATGATAATATTACAACACCCAATGTAAAAAAAGTAATGGGGGAAGCTCAGCCATTGAGTTATGTACCTAATCGTAATTTAATGTTTATTAGTATATTAGCATCACTTGCAGAGGCTAATAATGCTTGTACTATTTGGCATGGTTCAGCTCAAGCAGATAGTTTAGCTGGTTATTGGGATTCTAGTAATGAATTCAGAGATTACTTAAATAAGTTACTTTGTTTGAATAGGCATATACAGATATCTGTAGAAACTCCTTTAATTAATATGTCAAAAAAAGATATTATTTTGAATGGTATTAAATTAGGTGTAAATTTTGGAAATACATACACCTGTTATAGTGGTAATGTTGTAGCTGATGCTGAAAGTGTGAGTAGTAGTTTACGTATTAAAGGATTTATAGACGCAGGCTATATAGATCCTATACAATATAAGCAAGATTTAACCAATATTTGGGTTAAATATAACTGCAAACCTGTTAATTAAAGTTCATCTTCAGGTAATTCTTCTTCAGAATATTCAGTCATGTGTAAATCTTCACTCTCATCTTCTACTTCAGGTAAATCACCTAAAGCATCTTCGTAATCTTCAAGATCTTCATCATCTGTTTCATCTTCATCATCGATATCCGGTAAATCAATTATACTTGGTTTTACCGGTTTTTCTTCACCACTGAAGTAGAATTTTAAAATGTCAAGCATTGCTAAACTTGCAACTTTATTTTTTGCATCTGCTTCATTCACACCTTTACCAACAAGATAATTAACAATTTCTTGACCTGTAGCTGGTGTATCTTCAACATATCTAATAATATCTTGAGACATACCATCTGATGGTGCTTTCTCTGCTAAATCACCAGCTGTAAGGGTAGCATTGAAATTAAAACTACCTACATCTTCAATAGGACCTGTTGATACATCAATATCAACATCTTCATCTGGCTCAACACTCGGTTCTTCTGCTTTAACTTCTATTTCTTTTGGTGTTTCTACTTCAGATTCAACTTCTGCTTCAGTTTCAGGTGTGGCCCCACCTATTTCTGCAGCTTTTTCTGCTTCATACTCTGCATCAGCTTGTTTCATTAACTGTTGACGCCTAATTCTTTGTATCATTTCATAGTATGATTCTAAACGTTTTTCACCTGTTTTAGGGTCTTCTATGATTTGTTTAACACGTTCGGAAAATTGTTTCTTCCTACCTCTAGCTTCTTCCACTATATCGGTAATTGAATGAAAATACTGTTCAAAAATGAGTTGACTGTCTGATTTGGCCATGAAAATATTTATTGTTTACTTGTGGTTTTAAATATAAGTCACTATTATAAAAATATGTGCGCAATCTTTGGTGCAAGTAATTTAGATCGATTTTTTCAGCTTTATGAAGCTAATAAACAAAGAGGTACATTCTCTTTTGGTTGTGTAGTAGCACATGGTCTACATAGTGGTACTTGTGTATTTCATAACTTATCTATCATAAAAGATAATGATATTAATAGAGGTCTTAAATCTCTTGAACAATACCGAAATATGTTACCAACATATTTTACAGGTCACATACAAGCACCAACTGGTATAGATAGGGAAGGTACATCATCTATGCACCCATTTGAATATGGTAATTTTGTTGTAGCTCATAATGGGGTATTAACAAATTTTACAGAATTAAAAGAGAAACATAATTATACGGATAATACTTCAAACGTAGATAGTTCTATTATACCGAGATTAATTGATGGTTGTTTAAATAATAAACACTCACATTTATCAGATAAGGCTATTAAAGAAGCATTAAGTCAACTTAATGGTACGTTTAGTAATTGGATATGGGATACCAAATTTATAGAATTATTCATTGCAAGGTTAAGTAGTACATTGTTTTATAAGGGTGATGAATTTTCATCAGTACAAGTTGATGATATGATTGAGGTACCGGAAAAGAAAATACTTTGGTATTTAGATAATAGATTTATTGTTTCTGAAATTTTTGACGCTGAATCACACTTTTTTACATTGTAATGAAAAATTTAACATTAGATTTAGATTGTTTTGAAACAACTATATTCTATAAATCGATTACTGATCAAAAGT